GGTGCTGTACCATCTGAAAAGTCCCAATACGATCCAAATGCTGCGGTTCTACTTCCTGTGCCATCTTGAGTTATAAACAAAACTCCACTTTGACCAGCAGAAATATTTGAAGGGTTGGCAATAGTGACATTACCAGTAAGAGTTGTGGAAAAATTATTACCAGTTCTGAAATCCAATGTAATCGTAGAAGCGTAAGAAACAGCAGTTATCTCTCCAATAGTTCCTTTTGTGGTAACTCTTCCGTTACCAGAACCACCACCATTATCAAATACAAGCGTATTTAAAGTGCTTGTTTCGTGTGCAACATTAGTGACTTTTAGTGTACTCATGGTTTTGGATTAACGTCTTTTACTTTCTTAGTTGCAATATACCATTCACCTGTTTTTGCGTCTGCACCAAACTTCCCAGAATCTATATCACGAAATAGTTGGTCTAGTTGCTCTCCAATATTTAAATATGTCGTACTGTTTCCATCGCTATCCTTACCATGAATTAATCTGTCAGTTACATATTTTGTTTTAGCGTTTTCAGTCGCTATTGCTTCTCTGGCAGCAATTTCTTCAGAAGTTAAATCAACTGTCGTTTCCTTTCCTGTTTGAAAATTTACAATAGTTTTTTTAGTCATAATTAATCTGAGTAAGTAACAAGACGTAAATTACCAGCATCAAAAGTTCCTGATTCTGTCAAAACACTTATGATATCTAATGTTCCTGTTAAAGTAACATAGCCAAAAATAATAAACCAATGATCTTGAGTTTCGTATTCTGAAATATTTGCCATACACCACCATTTATGTTCTGTGCCACTAACTTTAGTAAAGGTAAAATATCCATTATTAGAATAAGCTGCTTCGTTCATTCCATGTGTATAGAACCCAGAAGTTGTTGAAGAGGTCACATTACTAGAAGATCTTATATAACCTGCTCCAGCATTATATCCACTTGTTTTTAAACTTCCACCAGTACCTAATCTGACACCCCAATTTGCACCAGCCGTACTTAAAGCACTAACGTGAATATCAAATCTTTTTAATGTTCCAAAACCTGTATAATCAACATTCGCCTGACTAGATAATACAGTATTGCTGCTACAAGTTCTTGTGCTTGTAGCAGTTACAGAAGCAAAAGCTAAATTACCTGATCCATCAGTTTTAATATACTGACCAGCCGAACCATCAGCATTGGGCAGCTTAAATGCTACGTCTGCCGAAGTTGGTGCGGATGATGGGACATTGAGTGAAACAACATTACCGCCTGAGTGTTTGAGTGATATTTTGCTCATAATTAACTAGGTTTTGGGTTAGCGTCTTTAACCGCTTTGATGTGGGTTGCCCACGTTCCAGTTGTATCTAGTTTACCTGCCTTCATATCGGCATACAACATATCAAGTTGATCTCCAAAAGAAGCATACGTTTTGGAACCATTTGTTGTCCTATCGGTTTTATATTTAACTTTAGCTGCCTCTGTGTTTAATTCAGTTCGTGCTGTATCAATCTTAGATTGAACAAGAGTTACAGACTTTCCATCTTTATCAAAAGCACCTGCACCATCATCAATATTTACAGCGTTAGGATAAGCTTTTCTTATAGCTTCATGGTCAAGATTTGCCATTATTATGCAACCTCCTTTACTGTTATTGTTGAACTGGCGAATATACTATAATCATCATTGACAGTATCATGGGGTCTGTTTATATAGCTAGTATAATCTTGATATGTTGATGCCCATTGAACCTTATAAGTTAAAGCACTCGTAGAACTAGGGGAATCTAAAAACTCAAAACTTCCAATTCTTAAACCATATTCAGCAGAACCTTGATTTACACACATAGTTGCGAAACTCGCATTAGTTTGGTTTCCTGTACCTGCTGTTCCTAACCCTATGGCTGTTGAATCTCTTAAAACTTTAAATGCTTGGAAAGAATCTGTATGTCCAGAAACATGAATATTACAAGTAACTAAAATTTTATTTGAACTTGATGCTGGGGTAATAGATACTGATAACCCAGAAATATCTGCATAATTTTCACTTGTTGAAGAGGCGGTATCAGTTTTCACCGCTTGCTTAACTTGAAGAACTTTACCGCCAGCACCACTAGCTAACTTTGCAGAACTGACAGCATTATTAGCAAGCATATCTGTGTCTACTATTCCGTCAGGCAAACCTCCTACTGAGATTCCTGTAACTGTTCCTGATCCGTTGATTGCAATAGCCATAACTATAAGATAACTAATTTTGCACCAGAAGGCACAGTAATTGTGACTCCGTTATTAATTGTAGGACTCACGCTATGTGCATTTTTATTGGCAGTTAAACTATAAGAAGTTGTTGCAGTTTGGTCATTCTCAAAGAACACTTCATCTGTGCCTCCGCCAGTAGCTCCAGCACCTCCTCCGATAGCACCCCATGCACCATTGTTATAGCCTTCAAATTGATTAAGGGTGGTATTGTGTCTCAACATACCAACAGCAGGGCTACCATCCCTCTGAGCCGTTGTACCAGAAGGGACTGTAACGCTAGATGTATAATTATGAGTTATTTTCCCAGTAAATGTTGCACCTGCTAATGGTGCTAATCCAAAATTTGTAGTAGCTACTGGACCAACAGTTACATATCCGTTATTGGCTGCATTTCTTATCTTTAAATTTCCGTCAGATGTGTCAACGTGCCATTGATAAGCATAATTAGTTGTTAACGCACCAGACTTGCTATTATTAGACGCAATAGCTTGCAGAACATTGTTTAAGTCAGTACGAACTGCACTTCCTGTTCCGTTATCAATTACAAAATCGTGTTCTGCCATTTAAAAAAGTAACATTGAGTTTATTCTACCCTCCTTTACCAAATCCGACAGCCTGATAACTGAAATTTCTATCAATCGAAGCATTTGAGGAGTTTTTGAAGTGAACAGTAAATCCTGTACCACTTACACTGGAAACAACGAAGTAATCTCCAGATGCCATATTCTGAGCATTAATTCCAATAGAAGGTAAATTAGAATTTGCTCCTAATAGGGAAGAAGTCCCAACAAAAAATGGATTGGTAAACGTGACAGCTTTTGCACCTGCTCCGCTTGCAATAATATTACTTTGTTCTGTTCTTCTCTGTAAAGACGCTGTATAGCCTAATTGCGATACTCTAATATCTTGTGCTGTATCATTACTTGTTAATTTTGCTCTAAATTGGAATCCTCTACCTTTATAAGTACCATTGGCAAAAGTCTGAAACGCTGTATATGTAGGAGATCCAGAAGAAGGATTATCTTGTGTAACCCTGACTAACATCTCAGCATTTACATCTGTTGCGGTAGCTCCATCAAAATCTGTCCAGGTATCAATATTTGCTGTCCTACTATCTATTAAATCACTAGGATAAAAAGCTTCTGTTAAGAAGTGACGTTTAAGATCAAGACTAAATACACCTCCTAAATCTAAAGTATCTCCACCAGCAGTCCCTCCAAAATCGTAAGTACCAGAACTTTCAATACCACCAAAGTCATCTAATGACCCGACTGCATCAAAATCACTAATAGCATCAAATAAACCAGATCCAGCTAAATTAATAGTTCCTGTTGCGGAATCAAAATCAATATTGCTTCTTGTTCCTTGAAACTTAGGGCTATCATTGTCTTCTCTTCTGGTTTGTGTTAACAAAGGAGCTTGATTGTCAGGTAAATCAATGATGACACTTGTTTCTCCAGCACTAAATCTCCCTCCGTCATCTCTGAATTTCAAAATATATTCCCCTTCTAAATAAGGAACTTCAGCAGTTGTTGTATTACCAGCTAACGCTTGAATTAGATCGACAGAGTTACTAAATGTTCCTGTCCCATCTGTTTTTGTGGAATGTCTTACATAGACACGACCACCATGAATAACGTCTACATCAGTAGATAAATCCCAACGTAATCTCACTAATTTTTCATTTATAGGCTCTGCTGTTAATCCAGTTACGTTTGAAGGTAAGGCCGTTTTACCAACTGCATTAAAAGTTAAGTCAGCGGAAGTCGCACTTGTTTGCAATGCTGCGTTATAACTAAATACTTGAAATTCATACGTTCCAATATCACTATCAAATATTTCAAAATCAGGGCTAGAAGTTGTTTGGGATATAAAGTTTCCATTATTAAATCTATAGTTAAATTGATACTGCGTAACACCAACAATAGGCTGCCAACTAATAATGATTTTCGATACTGCTTGGTTATTAACAACAACAATTTTTTCAACAGCCTGTAAAGCCGATGGTGGGGCTTTAAATTCATTTAAAGTAGATACAGTTCTTGTTGGTAAACTTGAACCATCTTCAATAAAAGCATATTTAGCATTTACATAAGATAAAGCAGTGATCGCATAGTTTATGCCATCTATTTCTTCCACAGTTATTACTCTAAATAATTGAGATTGAACAGTGTCATTAGAAATTAACCAATTTGCATTGACGTTGGGTGTTTGAGAAAAAGCACTTGAAACCGTAATTGTCGCTCCAGAAACAGAAGTAATATCCTTAGTTTCGACTGTCCCATCTGGCATTACAACGCTAAATTTTGCATTATCTGTAGTTGCTATATCTGTATTTGTAGAATCATCAACAGTCATAACAGTTGTAGAAGTCACAGAAGCAATCCTTCCTCCTCTTCTTACTCCACTTCTAACAGGATCTGCAATTTCTATGATTGCTGATGGCCTTACTACAATTCCGCTATCAATAGAAGTTGTAAAACTCACTATCTCAGTTTCATTAGCTTCACTAAAAAGAATTGCCCGACCTAATCTGGCAGCTTGCCCCCTGGAAGTACAAGCAAAAGCTTTAACTTGTTTGATACTTGTACCTATTTTGTTAATTAAATTGGCATCTTCTACAACTTCAAAATCTATCTCCTGTGTATCCATGTTGAAATAAGACACAGAAACAACGCTGTGACGTTGCTTAAGACTGCTACCAGAATAAGTAAATCCATCACTGGTGATATTTGACAAATTAAAAAGATACGAAGCTGTAGCTGGACTGTCCTGTTTTAAAGAAATACTACCAGCAGACCAAATTGGCATACACCTCATCACACCAGCTAACTCATTTATTAAATCAAACGCCTCCTCACTCCCTTGTATATTTACATTGCAACTAAACCTAGCCTCTTGACCTCCTAATCCATCTGATACTAACGTATTTGCAAATTTACTAGCAGTTACAAAAGAAAATAAATCAAGGCTGCTATCTGTTATATGATCTCCAAATCCATAGCGTGTATTAGTTAACAGATCAAGCAGCACCATCGAAGGGCATGAACACCATTGAGCAGCACCCATAACACCATTAAAAATATAACCAGTCGGATAAACGATACGACCAGTAGCACTATCTACAGTCGGAGTGCCAGATCCACTAGCACCTGCTCCTGGAATCCTTACCTTTACTCCTCTAATACGATATTTTCTAGTAGGAATTGATTGGAACTGCATAGAATCCAATCGAAGAGAAGCATAAGCACTATTAGCATAAGTATTAGAATCATCAATAATTTCTCCGTAGCTTGTCCATTGGAAAGCATCTATAAGACTTGAATCTGAACTATCTGCTGTAACTCTACTAACTCTAATATCAACAGGGAAAGCACCTGTAAGATTCACCCTATAATCTCTTTGGTAAGCATCAGCACTTCGACCTGTAATCGTGTCTGTAATAATATCCGTGTAACCACCAGAATTATATTGAACTGAAATCTTAAATTGGACAGTAGAACCTAATAAATCACCTTTATCTGTGGCTTTTTGTAGTTGTGGAAAGGTTATCGTTACATTTACAGCGTCAACATCTGTATTTGTGATCTGTCTAGTAACAGGAGCAGATGTTGTCACAGTTACTCCTACTGCCGTGACGGATGAACTGCTCTCAATACCTTCAATTTTTGTCTGACCTGATGTACCAAATCTAGGATTAAAACTTACATCTTGGAAATTAAAATCAGTAGAAGCTGGACTAGCAGAATTAGCTGTGGATTTTAAGACAGGGGTATCATTTAAAAATACATCTTTTAATGCAGCGTTGTTATATGCAGTTGTTCCTTTTGTAAGTCCTTCTTTTGAAGCAGAAGCAAACCCTTCGATTTCACCTTCAGAAATAAGATCAAGAAAAGTAGCAAACTGTCTACTATGTAAAGTATCAGGCGCTCTAGTCGGTTGAGGGGGAGGTGGAGGACTACCACCACCAGAACCTCGAATAATTTTCCTTGGTGCGTTTGTCATGCTCTCACCTGTTGGGTATCAACAGCACCACTTATAACAACTGATCCTGTAACTATTTCTCCATAAACTATTGGAACTGGAGTTCCAGCCCTTGAAGTATTTTGCGTTCCACCAAAACCAAATGATATTCTAGGGTCTTGTTCACTTTTAAATTCAGGCATTGTTGGTAATGGAAATAACATATCACTCACACTAGAAAGAACCAAAGCAGCACCAATGCCAAAAGCGGCTTTAGCTCCAAGAGCAGCCTTCCCAAAACCAATACCCTTTGCTCCAAAGGAAACAGCTTTACCAGAAAAAGCACCAAAAGCACCCATGCCTACAGCAATTAATGCAGCACCTAACAATATTTTCCCTGTATTTCCTCCAGCACCAGCTATAACAGGGACAAAATGAATATCTTGTTGTCCTATTGGATGTTCTATTTCTGTTTTAGAAATAGCATAATCACCAACTTTTACCTGATAATATTTCGGGTTCATATATTCTTCTATGCCTTCAAAATTATTAACTAAAAAACTTATTGCATGACTTAGAGTGTCTGCTTTTACTTCAAATTCTTTATGACCAACAAATGTGGCTAATTCTCCATATAGTTTTATTTTACGCAGCATAACGCAACCTCTTTCCTGTGCATTTTAACAACCATTCCGAATAAGGCTCTATACAACTTAGTCTATCTGTTAAATGGTGCAAAACATCACCATTTATAAAAATAGCTACATGATTTAAACCAGGAGATCCAATAGACATCAATAAAGCATCGCCATTTATTAATTTTTCACCTGGTTCAATCTCTCTAAAACCCGTTCCCCAAGCACAACTTTCAAACAAAGGATTCAATATAAATTCTTCTGGTGTTGTAGGTCTATCCCAATCTTTTAGATCAATATTTTTTTCTTCTTTGTACCAATCTTTGACTAAAGACCAACAATCAGTGACACCCCAAACCCAAGGTCTGCCAAGCAAGGGTGGTTTATATCCGCAAGGTTCGCAATATCCCCATTGTTCTGTTTTTGGATTAACAATATGCCACGGGAAATTACTTTGTTCACAACTAATTTGATCTGCCTGACTAGCAACTGGTGGAGTAACTGGGTGACTATGAACAACAGCAATAATATCTCCTGTATTATCTGCTTTTATATAATCTTCTGGGTCAATAATAAAACATTGATGGGCTGTCATTGATAAATTTCTACAAGGAAAATATCTTTCTTTTCCTTTGATATTCAACAAAAGTCCGCAAGATTCTTTAGGGTCTTGGTCTTTCGCATGAGCAAGAGCAGCGTCTTTCCAATTCATGTAATAAAAGTTCCGATACTAGGAAAATTATCTCTAGTGCATATTCTCTTGGGGCTTCTTACGCCAGCGAGATCAAAAGGAGCAGCTAATTCAAATTGAACAATATCTCTAGTTTCTGTTGATTTTCTATCTATTTTATAAATTTCCTGTGGAAATTCTGCTGTAGGGTCTGGTGTCCCAAATGGATTCGTGTTGCCAGCAAAATTAATACTATCAATAAATCTTACCAAAGTCCTTATCCTTGTAACTGTAGCTCCAGTTAAATCGTTTCCAGTTGTGACTGAATTGACATTTAAAAGTATCGCTGTAATAGTTCCTAAAGCATTACTTACAGTAAGGGTTGGTCTAGGGATCTGCCCACGTTGGTAGGCAAAACCTTCTGCTGTAATTGGCATCTTCACGTAGGTATTACCAGCCCAAATAATATCTCCATTACTTATAGCATTTGTGCCATTATGAAATCTATAAGTAGCTGCTGATCCATGTAAAGTTGCATCAGTTGTTAAAGAAAACATTTCAATAATTGCTGATGGGTTGGCTTTTTGTAAATCAGAAACTATGGGGTCTGTACTCATGGCTCAAATACTTGTCTAAAAGTTGCTGTGACTGTTGCTCTGTTTGAATATGGAATTGTTTTATTCCATTTTTCACATACAAACTTCATGGCAGAACTTTCCCCTGCTGGAGTGTAATCGAAACTTTCTGTTCCTCCTTTATCATCTAAGAATGTTTCAATAGTATCTGCATCAGTTTCACTGACATTCCATGTAAAGTTAAAAGTTTTAGGATTTTGATTTGCAGCTAATCCAAAAGTTATTCTGTGTTCATAACCATCAGCAAATCTTATCAGTCTGAAATCTGGTGCATTATTTTTTCTCGATCCATACGAAGGTTTAATGTCTGGAAAGGTCGCCATTATGCTAATAAACCCCCTGCTCTTTTTTGTTGTATTATCTCAGATTGTACTGCCACCGCAATAAGTCTGCCTAATTCCCTACCTTCTTGTTCTGCTCCTTCTGCATCAATACCTCCGTCCATATCTACGTTTACAACAATATTATTAGTTAAAGCCCCTCCTCCTAATTGATTATTTGGAATAATCGTGCCAGCCCTTGAGGGAACAAATAATTCTGGGCCTTTCTCTCCTACTATTGAAGGTCTGCCAACAGGTGGTCTACCTCCTGTTGAGAAAGTCTTAAGATTTTTAAATATTCCCTCAGCACCTCCAAAAGTATTAAATAAAAGAGTATTAATTCCAAGTCTCATTAATTGTCTAGCAATATCATTCAATAAAGCTCTTGCACTATCTGCTAAAGATTTAGTTTGCATAACAGCATCTACTAAGGCATCTGAAACTCCTGTAGCAATAGAATCTCCTATCTTTTCAAAAGTTTCTGCAAGTTTTTTAGCTGCTTCCTCTTGCTCTTTTATCTTGTCTACACCTTTTTTAAGTTCTCTGTTCTTTTCTTCTTGTTTCAATATTACTTCGGCTAAATCCTCTCCATATTTTGCAATAAGTTCATTTTTTCTTTGATCAAGGTCAAATTGTTTTCTTTTTTCTTCAGTTTCAAGTTTTGATTTCTCAATAATGTTCTTTAATTCTTCATTACTCTCTAAAAGTGATCTCCTCACCTTATCAAAATCTTTCGCAAGTTTTAATTCTTCTTTTAATTCTAGGGATTTTTGTAATTGTTTTATTTTCTCTTCTAGTTGAGAAATTTCATTTTTCATATCTGAAGCATTTCCAGCCCCTCTTAAGAACCAGTCTCTAAGAATAAATCCCACAACATTTGCTTTTGCTATTCTTGCTTCTAACTTTTCAATTTCTTTCCTGTATTCTTTTATTTTTTCCTTGGTTTCAACTACAGTTCCTTTCTCCAAAACTTTATTAAATTCTTTTTGTGCATTTATAGCTTTCAAAAGCTCTGCAGTAAAATATCCAAGGCCAAGAATTATCAGACCTATTCCTGTTTTTGCAAGTGCAATTTTAAAAGCTGTTGCGGCTGCCGTAGCCTTTGCAAATCCTCCAGCAGTAGCAAAAGCCATTGTGGTTGTTGTTGCCAAAGTTCCATTTGCCGCTGCTGCTGCCATAGACATCGAGAAGAAACTAGCTTTTAAAAGGCCAATTTGTGTAGCTAAAATTGTTCCCACAACCGTTACACCTTTTATTGCAGCAGCAATCCCGATAAATGCTAAAGTAACTTGCCCTGCTTCACTATCGACAAAATCAGTAATCGCCTTGACAAATGCAGTTGAAGCTTTTGTTATCGCTACAATCGAAGGCAATAATTTATCACCAAGCGTTAATTGTAATTCAAGTGCAGCATTACTAAAGGCTTTAAATGCTGCCTCTGGTGAATTTTTTATTATATTGTCTACAGTATCTTGATATTTTTCTGTTGAATTTGCTAAGGCCCTAATAATAATATCTGTTTTTAATAAACCTTTTGATGCAAAATCTTTTAATTTTCCTGAAGCAATCCCAGTTTCTTTTGAAATAGCAGATAAAAGTTGTGGAATTTGCTCTGCAATACTTCTAAATTCATCGCCTTGTAAACGCCCAGAACCTAAACCTTGTGCCAACTGAGTAAACGCTGCGTTCATCTCATTGGCATTTAAACCAGCAGCAACCGCAATAGTATTAAAGCCCATAAAGGCGGTTTCAATTTCTCTTAACTCAATGCCCAAAGGTCTTAATCTTGCAAAAATATCTGTTACGCTTTTTGTTGCCTCAACTATAGATAAATTAAACTTATTTTGAGCTTTCGTTACTAATTCTTGTACCTGTGCATATTCTCCATATTCCGATGTAAGACCTTTCATTCTTAACTGTAAAGTCTTAAGATTAGCTGTTGTTGATATTACATTTTTTGCAAGAACAGTAAAACCAATTCCAGCTATTGCGGTCTTTAACCCACCGAATGATTTTTGTAATTGATTGCTTTGATTTTGTACACCCTTTAAAGCTCTAGTCGCACTCGTAGCATCAACCGTAAGTTTTACATTAGCCTGTGCCACAAAATAAAAAAGCCTTTATTATATACTACCTCCTATTTGCTTTTTTTTCTCTATCATTTTTAACTTCATAATATGCAGCCCAATATATTAGTTCTTCTTCGGTAATAGAAGTCCTTAATTCGTTTAAAGTTTTACCTAATTCTGTTGCGAGAAAAAATTCAAAATTTAACCAATTATCTCGCCTTAATCTTTTTTTGCTGTATCAATATCAAGTTTAATATCAAATAGAAATAGTTCGATTTCATTTAATACGTTTTCGGGGAGTTCCCTTTGTAGGTTTGGAGCATCTGCAATATTAAATGCTTTAGTGCCATCCTCAAGCTCTGCCATTTGGCAAAGTAACTGAGTTGATACTGTTAAAGCTTCATCTGTACCAGTTGCACTTTGAGCCTTCTGCCTGTCATATCTAGTTAATGGCTTAAAATATAAATCAACAACTTTTTCACCTTTTGAATTTTTAAATTCATACTTTCTTCTTACAGACATTTGATCTCCGTAAGATTCAGTAATTAAATCAATGGTTCTTTTGTTTGGCATGAATTAAGTGGGGTTAGTTTTTTTAAAGTTACTATATAGCTGAAGTTATAGTACCGCTTGTAATGAAACTGATATTAATTATTTGAACTTCACCAAGAGTCGCACCATATTCAGCATTAGTAATAATTCCTGCAAAACTAATTTTCTTTGCTGAAGTGTCTTTGTCAGGAAATAATTCAAATAATGCGTCAGCGTTATCGCCTGTTGTTAACACATCATCAATAAATGTTGTGTAGCCTGCACCAGTTTCTGATGGATTATAAAGAAGTTCTGCTGAACCTTCACCTTGAATCAACCCACCGATATTTGTTTTAAAAGTATCGCCTTGCTTTGTTGTCTCCATCGTATCTTTAGTAATAGATAAAGACCAAGACCTTGTTTGGCCAACGTCAGCTTCCGTACCGCCAGCGTTTTCAAACATAATTTTCCCGACATCACCCTTGATAGCCATAACAAAAGAAAGTATTTATTTTATATTAACCTTTTTTAGGCTTTTTTACATCTTTTTTTAAATTTTCTTGCTTTTCCATATACCGTCTGCAACGGCCATCCCAATAAGCAGGGTCACGCCTACCTTTCACAGCTTCAATAGCATCAAGCATTTCCTCTGTTATTTCCATTTAAAGATCCTCATATATTTCAAATGTAATTCTGATTTGTGTTTGGAATTTACCTTCAGGACTTGATGTTAAGACTTCAGGGCCAACAGGTGAATCAAAAATTACATTTGAGACTGTAATATTATTGTAGAGGTCACGCAACCTTTTGCCAATTGTGTAGTTAGACCCTGCTCCAATCCCTTCTTCTGTAAATATATTTAAAAGTATTAACCCGACAACACTATTTGAAGAATCAGCAGATCCTCCCATTGTTAAATAACTGCCAGAACCAAAGCTAGTGAGACATTGCACAAAAGTATCCTCTGTTGTGGAATCAAATGCCATATTGTTAAATACAACAGGTATTGCAGGGCTTGATGCAAGTTCTGTAGCTAGTCTTGCCTCTATCGTGGATCTGATGGTATTTAAATCTACAGCAGCCATGTTAAATGCCTCTTACTATTTTTTGATATTCTACTCTTGCATATTGTTCAAGTTCTTTTCCTATAAGTTCAGGAAAACCAGGAACTGTTTGTTGTCTTGTTCTATATGTACCACCCCAACTTGGAGGTAGTTTTACCCCAAAGCAAACAGGCTCTGAATAAGGAACATTATTAATAATTGTTCCTGTAAATTCTTGTTGTCTAATATCTGTTTGCCATGAATTACGAAGCCTCCCAGTGTCAACTGGTGTCGCTTTTTTCACTCTTGCACTCCATTCTAAAGTAGTTGCAGCTACTAAATCCTCTACCGCTTCCCTCATCACATCATCTATTTGGTCTAACCTTATTTTTCTTGTCATAACTACCTCAAAATAAGATCAAAACTTATTGCTGTATTATTCTGCTCGTTTGTCGTGACTTGGATAATTTTAAACTCAACATTGCTTATGACTACTCTATCTTTTGTAGTTGGAGCAAATGTAAGATCGCCAGCAGATATAGTAAGCAACTTATCCTGTGATTCAATTAAATCATTTACTTGATTTCTTGAAACATTACTTAAAGCACCTTTAATTGTCGTATCAGATGTTGATTCTGTTATAGCTCCAGTAGTGGTATTATATGCCCCTGCTGTCACTTTTCTGATAGTTACATCACCACCAAGCTTCTTTAATGAAGCACTAGCAGCTTTTTTTAGTGCTTTAGCAAGACTCATAATGAATAAGCTATGACCTGACCACTTGCAAGAGTAATGCTTGTGATAACACCTTCGATTTCAGATGATGATTTCATTTCAATTCCATTTATTGTTGAAGAACCATTCTCTGTTAAATTCTCAGCAACTAAAGTTACCTCTGCATTTGATAAACAATGCACCTTGCCAAATCTGCCTGTGTGGGCATTTGTATCTGTAATAATTAACCCTGCTGGGTATTGGTAGCCGTAGCCCATTTTTAAGACCTCTTAATTTGTAAATTTGCTCTTCCACCTATTCTAATGCCCATCAAGTAATGATCAACTATAGGTGGGATTCGATCAATACCAACTGCCCCATAAAATCTAGGGGTTGCATTTATATTACCAATACTAACTGTCGCAAAATCTTCCAGACCACTCAACTCCAACCCATTCCTATTGTTGTTAAGATAAACAGCCAAAATAACCTGTGCATTTTTTACACGGTCTGGGATTTCAGTATCGGTGTAATAATCAGCAACTAATCTGTTTGGAAAAGATAAACCATACAAATTTGTATAAGTATCAGGTTTTCTTACTCCTGATCTTGGCCATTCAAGTGCCTGGGTATCATCTACCCTCGCTCCTAAAAACTTTTCACGATCAATTCTTTGTGCAGCCGTAAATAATGCACGGTTCTTATTATCGTTGCTTGAACCATCCCATGCAGCGGCATCATCACTAAGGACTAAACCCTCAATAAATGAATTTGCATCATCAAGTGTTATATAAGTGTTTGCGTTAGCACCACCAACTGTTGCATCAAGAGTTATTGCCATTTAGTTTTACCTTTTTGGGCTTTGGTTTTGGTTTTGGCTTTTCAAGAGTTGGAGTTAATGAAGCTGCCTTTTGAGCAGCCTCATTCCTCGCTCTCATACGCCTAAAAGCGTACATTCCCATTTAGCTAGATGCTCCTTTTAAAGCAACATAGTTAATAACGATAGCTTCACTTAAAGATCCGCCAGATACGTTGGAAACTGTGATCTTGAATGATCCAGCTGCGATACCATTAGCACTTACGATATAAGCACCAGCAGTTCCAGCAGAACCATGGCAAGCAACGACAACATCTGTTGCAGCGACTTTGCTGTTAGTAACTGTAAAAGATACTTCAGCAGCGTCAGCTAATGCAGCATTGTTCATTGTGATCTGTCCACTCTCAGTGTTGAGAGTTACACCTGTTGATTTGTTAGTAGCCTGAGTAACAGTACCACCGTCTGTTGAG